CAGATGCTTCTGCATCATGTTCGCGGCAGGCTCAGTAGTCGTGATCTGCTCGGTGGATGGCTCCTAAAATGCATGGGAAGGAGGTTGCGTCATGCTGCGTAGGATCAAGCTGTACGACAGGCTCGCCAAGTTCGTCGGCAAACGGGTGCTGCAGGCCGATGTAGCAAGCGCAGCTGAGGCGGTGCGATTCCTGCTGGCCAACTGGCCGGAGCTTGAACAGCACATGGCGGACCAGCACTACCGAGTAACCGTCGGCACCTATGACCTCAGTAGTGATGAATTGCACGATCCAGCAGGGCAGCAGGAGATCAGCATCACTCCTGTGATTGCAGGCGCGGGCAATATGGGCAGAATCATCGCAGGTATTGCATTGGTTGCGTTCTCGTTGCTGCTTCCCGGCGTCGGTGCTGTTATCGGTGGGGCTGCAATGACTAAGATCGGATTGATTGGCGGTGCATTGATTCTTGGCGGTATTGCAGGGATGCTGGCGCCAGTGCCCAAGGTGCAGCAGTCAGATCAAGACCCTCGCAAAACCTACAACTTCTCCGGCATCCAGCAAACATCACGGCAAGGAACACCAGTCCCCGTCATCTACGGCAAGACCCTCGTCGGCAGCATCGTGATCAGCGCTGGTGTTGATACCGTGCAGGTGAAGGCATGATAATCGCAGGCGCTGGTGGTAAGGAAGGTGGTGGCAGCTCGAGGACGCCATCAACTGCACAAGACAGCCTTGACTCAAGGCAGTACGCCAATGTCATTGACCTGATCGCTGAAGGCGAAATCGAAGGTCTGGTCGATGGCATGAAGTCGGTGTATCTCAACGACACGCCGCTTCAAAGCCAGTCCGGAAGCTACAACTTCGCAGACGTTGAAATCTACGTCCGCACTGGAACGCAAAACCAAACGGCCATACCTTTTGCAACCGCAGTCGAAGATGAAATCCCGGTTGGAGTAACGGTCGTCAAGGATGTACCCATCGTCCGCACGATCACAAACGATGAGGTTGATGCAGTACGGGTCACAATATCGGTTCCATCCCTGCAACGCATTGACCCAGGCTCAGGTGATACAGTCGGCACTTCTGTTTCACTTGAAGTTGCCGTTCAATACGAAGGTGGCGGCTGGACCACAAAAATAGGTGATGTCGCTGGCACAATCACGGGCCGCACAGGTGATGAATATCGAATTGACTACGAGATCACGTTGGACCGACCCAATCCAACCGATAACGTAGACGTTCGCGTTACAAGAATAACAGCAGACAGCACTGACGCGCTGCTATCAAATGCTTTCAGCTGGGCCAGTTACACGGAGATCATCCGCGCCAAACTGACATACCCAAACAGCGCATTGGTTGGTATTCGTGTTGATGCTGAGCAGTTTGGCAGCATCCCTAGGCGCAGCTATCTGGTCAAAGGCACCAAGATTCGCATCCCAACCAATGCAGTGGTTGATTCTGTTACAGGTGCTCTGATCTATGCAGGCATCTGGGACGGTACATTCAGCGCAGCTACATGGTGTAGCGATCCGGCGTGGGTGCTCTGGGATCTCCTTACGTCATCACGTTACGGATTCGGCGATCACATCCAAGCCGCGCAACTTGACAAGTGGGCCTTTTACTCGGCATCGCGTTATTCCAGCGCCTTGGACACTTACCTGAGCGACGGCTCAGGTCGTACAGGTGCGACTGATGACTACCACCCCCTTACGGGTCGCCATGGCGTACCAGACGGCTACGGAGGTTATGAACCGCGCTTCTCGTGCAATACAAACATCCAAACCTCCGAAGACGCCTACAAGCTGATCAATGATCTGCTGTCAGTATTCCGCAGCCAAGGGTTTTGGGAGTCTGGAACGCTGACGATTGCGCAAGATAGCCCAGCCGATCCAGCCTATCTGTTCACCATTGCAAACGTAAGCAGCGAAGGTTTTTCGTACACTAACTCAAGCCTGAAAACCAGGCCCAATGTTTGCGTCGTCTCCTACCTTGACATCGGCAGGTACGACTACAACACAGATACTTGGATCGAAGGTCTACGAGATACAGCTTATGAGGTTGTCGAGGACGTTACCGCTATTGAGAAGTATGGCGTCGTCAAGACTGAGGTCAGTGCTTTTGCCTGCACCAGCCGAGGTCAGGCAAACCGCATCGGCAGATGGTTGCTATATACCGAACGTTACGGTGAGGTGTGCAGTTTTATAGCAAGTCTTGATGCTGGGCAGCAAATCCGTCCCGGCCAGATCATCGCCATCAGTGATCCAGTTCGATCTGGTTCGCGTGTAGCAGGTCGCGTTAGCGCTGCAACAACGCTAACGGTGACAGTTGATGACACGACAGCCACTGATCTTACCTACGACGGTAGCTCGCAACTATCTGTGATCCTGCCTGACGGCACTGTTGAGAAGCGGTACGTTGACGCCATTGATGGCGCTGTTATCACGGTTCAATCCCCGTTCAGTGTTCCGCCGAACCCAAATAGCATTTGGCTTCTGGAGCGCCTAACTCTGGAGTCCACCTTATGGCGTGTGCTTGCTATTCAGGAGCAGAGTGATCTGTCCTATACGATCAATGCCATCACGCATGACCCAGGCAAGTACGACTACGTTGACTCCAACGTCAAGCTCAAGCCACGAGATACCACAAACCTAAATGTCATTCCCGATCCACTGCAGGATCTGGCTATCCTCAGCTCACCCGTTGTAGGTGGCAGCACCACAAAAGAAGTGCAGTACGACCTCAACGGTCGCATCGCCATTAAGATCACCTTCGCATGGAAGACAACGCAACCAGTCAAAAACTTCCGCGTCAAGTACCGCTACGAGGACGACAACTTCACCACCGTTACGGTTCAAGGTACGACGTTTGACATCCTGGATGCCAAGCCCGGCACCTATTACGTTCAGGTTTCAAGCATCAGCGCAAGCAATATCCTCTACAGCGAACCAGCAGAAGCTAACTACACGGTGCAGGGTCTGGCGGCACCACCGCTGGATGCAACTGGATTCACAGTGGTGGCAGTCAGCGAAGGCGTTGCCTTGCTCACCTGGACACCAAGCACTGAGCTTGATGTGAAGCTAGGCGGGAAGGTCGTCATTCGCCACGATCCTAGAGCAGCGGTTTCTGCTGAATGGGCAGCCAGTTCGCAGATCGTTGAAGCGGTTGCTGGTTCGTCATCACAGAAGCAGGTGCCGCTACTTCCGGGCACCTACTTCATCAAGTTTCAGGACTACCTAGGCAACCGTTCCGTCAATGCAGCAGCGGCTGAAATATCGCTGCCGGATTATCAATCACGCAAGCAGCTGGATCTTTATGTTGCACTGGACTACGCCGATGCCTACTACTTCGGTGGTGTGCAATGGCAGGAGGATGCACTTGCTTCGCCGTTCAGCGGTACAGGTGTCAACTGCGCCTATGATCCAACCGAAACAGGTCTGATCATTGGTGGTGGTTCTGCTTATGTTGTCACAGGCTACGTTGATGCCTCTTATACCTACACTGGCGTCGATACAACCTACGTCGCGGCTAATTATTGGCAGCCGATCTACGCATTGGGTGACCTTCAAGGAGAATACACCTTCTCCGAAACACTGGACATGGGAGACGTGTATGACGTGCAGTTCAGGCGTTATGCGTTGATACGAGCAATCTCAACAGGCATCGCGTTTGATGATGCCGCCGGTCTTTTTGATGCACGCACCGGATTGTTTGATGGCGAAACCGTTGACGCCATCAATGTTGTGACCTACATCCGCGCCACTGATGGCAATCCGTCTGCTTCCCCTACATGGGGGCCATGGACGGAATTGATCAACGGTACGGTTCAAGGCCGCGCCTTCCAATGCAAGGCAGTGCTCACTTCAAACAACGATACGGTCAACTGCGTCGTCGAGACACTTCAGGTCATCCCTGAGCTGTTCCGTCGATTCACGGCAAACACCATCCCGACAACCAGCGCTGCCATCACCTTCCCGCAGCCGTTTTATGAGATCAACTCGATCAACGTCACTGCATCGACGATGCCAAGTGATTATTCCTTCGCCATCACGGCATCCAGCCGTACTGGCTTCACCACGTCCTTCACG